ACCTTCAAATGCACACCTCTCAAGACCAAAATCGTAGCTAAGAAGACTATGTCGACTAAGCTTTCCCAACTGTTCAAGTCGAACAAGTACGAGCCACTCGTCACGGAGGAGGAATCTTCCGATGACGAGTGCTGCATCGACTTTAGTGACGTGTCCAGTACATCAGAAGACGGCAACATCTCACCGCCTCCTGGTTTGACCAAACCCCCCCTCACACTATCTACTAAAGGGGGAATGGCCATCTCTAGTCCTAACAAAGACAGCATGGTGAGCTTGGACATCTTAATTAACACCGAACTTGATTTTCGTGAGTCGCGATGGCTTAGGTGGGGCATATGGCTAGCCAATTGCATCACCACCGTCAAAATGACTCCTGTGTCCTCCACATGTACTGATATTCGATTCCAGCCTGTTTATACAGATCTGGTCATGGATTGGAGGGCATCTTGGGCCTCCTACCTCCTGGGCTCATACACTGTTATTGAGTTTAAGGAGAGGAAGCACGATTTTATGAAGAACGGCTTTTACAATGCCAAAATATTCGCAAACACATGGACAACCCTATATGATCAGATCGTGCAGAAATACGCTAGACTACCGATTGGCTCTTACGAGAAGTCACGCGAAGTCTATGCTTATTTTCTCGCACGAATAGTAACAGATATGGATCCAGTGATAGACGATTTTTACAAGAGGGTGGAAAATATGCAAGTTACCACCTTTACCTTTATGGCAGCATCCAATGTGTTGGTTCTCAACCACTGCTACCTAAAAGGGACCATGCCACCGCTGTCAAACTAAGACCCTCGATCATCGTGAGACATCCTTACGCTCCATGCGGCATTCATGCTGTGGGCGTGAGACGTTTGCATACCACGACATCCTTAACCGGAAAACCTTTCGCATTTAACAACAGGTTTTTATTAGAGGGCAGATGGTTTTCTGCTGACAAGAGATTAAACTTCCCGCGCATTGAGCCGTGCGAGGAAATGAAACCATCCAACACGTACACCACTATGTACGGATTTTTATGGGCTCACAACGGGCATAAGTTAGAGAAAAACAACAAGAACCTCCGAGAGGCCATTTTCCGTACCCTCAACCTTCGCAAACCGGACCAACCGGGTCACGAAGCTCAAATGCGCAACGCACAAATGCAATTTATTCGTCGTAACAAGAACGACATATACCGCTTATTCTGGAAAAACCCGGAGTCTACAAGTTACGACTTTGACTTCGAGCTTAAAGAGTTGGTGGAACAGTTACTTTTAATACGTCATAAAAAACGTTTGTTGCGCATACATGCATATGATGACGTCAGGCGAGAGGGGTTAGAATATTTGGCGCTTTGGTGCAGAAAAGCCGAAGGCAAAATGAAACCGGACGAGATAGCGAAAGCCAACAAGTACGGAAGAATCATCATTGACTTTGGAGTTGCTGCATCACTTCAAGGAGTTATGTACTCTTCTATTGCCAAAATGTTCCTGAGTAGAGAGATATACCATTCAGAGAGCGGGTCCTTGTTTGTCTTCGTTCCCAAAAACGATGATTTGGACATATGTAGATACATGACAATGATGTTCTTCTCTAGACACAAACTTAACTTCATTTTGATAGCATGTGGCGATGACGCATGCTTAGCCAAGAAGAATAAGAACAACGTCTGGATGAAGGCCAACATTGATGTCAATTCGTGTGACCAATCACAAACGCCCGTTCACCTTGAGTGGACCTTAGAACTCTTACAATTTCCAAGAGACGTGGCACGTGCCATGTGTTTGATGAAATCGGCCCCGGTCACCTTTTACTCCACTGTCGATAAAGGCATGAGAAAAGACCGCGTCCGTGTCACTCCCTTGCACATGCACATGCCCAGCGGGTCACCCGACACTACATTAGTCAGCACCACAGGATTATTAAATTTTTGGTACGCATGTGTTATAAATGACCCGCAAACGCCGGAGCAGATCGTGGACTGCGCCGCCGACGTTGGATATGACGTCGATTATGTTCCTGTCGAGAAAGCTGAAGATTATCAGTTTCTCAAAAGATCCCTTACTATGGATAAGAACGGTGAGTACTGGCCCACCTTAAACCTG